TGGCTTGACTGTTGTCCATCTCCGCATAAAACAGCGGCACGCGCAAGTTGCTTGGTATGTGCTGGAACGAGACGCCACTCATGCTGCACTCCCGGTCGGTGTTGATGGATTAGCGCCAGTTCCGCTGGAAGTCGGTGCATTGACTGGTGCTGCTGGTATTGCTGCTGTTGGTGACGGGCTGGCCGTTGCCGGCGCGGTTGCTGCAGGCGTTGGCGCCGGGCTGGTACTGGCGACCGGTGCGGTCTGACTCAGCGTGACGTCGCCATCGCGCACGCGTCGGTGCCAGTACTGGGTGACCTGGCCGATGTTCTGACCGGCGGGACCAAGCAGCTTGCGCGAGCCTGGAATGGGCACTGTGCGGCCCGGTTTGGGAATGGCGAACATGAACGCTTCTCCGATGAAAGAAATGCAAAAAGCCCGCGACGGCCTCAGTTGAAACTGGGTCGGGCGGGCGCTGATAAAACTGAGAACCTGATCTGTTGCGGCTTACGGGACGGCGAGTTGGAACTCCACGCGTCCGTCGGGTCCATGGGTGCGTGGCGAATCTGCCGTCGCCATCACGGTCGATGCATTGAAATCAGCCACCGGATTGGGTGGATAGGTGCCGCTGGGATCGAACACCGGCGTGCCCACATCGACCTCGACATTGAGGGCCGACCCAGGCAACCAGTTGCCGCTGGCATCCTGTGCGCCGAACTCCGGCAATGCGGTCAAGCCACCGGCCTCCCACCCGTCCGATGCGCCAATCCACATCTGTGCCCCGAATTCAAACTGGTACCACAGGCGCGCGCGATCGAGCGACAGCAGGCTGCCGCCCTCATAAAAGATGCCGTTGTAAAAGGTTGCCGGATTGACAGTGTTCACAGGCCCCGGTATCCAGCCCAGCAGCGCGGACCAGATTTCGGCGCGAATCGCATGCACGCCCGCAGAGGCGCTTTGGCCTTTTTCGTCGGTACGGTTGTCAAGAGCAACGATCACGCCAAAGCTGTCCGTCATTTCCTGACCCACCGCATTGACGGCCTTGGGTGGATCGGGTCGATCGTCGATCGGAATGACAAAGGCGCACGGTACCGGCAAAGCTGCTGCTTCCTGCACCGGCTTGAATTCCGCTGCGCCGGCCACCCGACCAGCCAGTGACGGGCACAGCGCGCGTAACTGCGCGATGATGAGTTCCAGTTGCATGCGAATCTTCCAACTTAGCGGGGCACCAGCGCGTGGCGCAGGGCATCGCGCACCTGGTCGCGCACTTCACTGGCTCGGTTGGCCAGCGCCACGGTCATGAAATTGCCGCGTGCTGCGATATTGCGTTTGGTTGAGCCGTAAAACAGCACGGCCGGATAGTAAAAACTGCCGGCAATGGCGCGCACCCCGACTCTGATCCAGCCTCCTTTGGAGCCTTTGCCGGTCACACCGATGGCGCGGCGCATGGCACCACTCTGCTCGCCCGGAAATTCACCAGGCTGCGACACAACGCGGCGAGACACCAGCGTGCGCGCTTCCTTGCGCACCGACGCTGCCCCCTTGACCAGTGCACGGCGCATTTGCCTGCGGTCGTAGTCGATGATGCTGTGATATTCCAGACCGACATGCAAGGCAATGCCGGCGGTCTTGCTGCTGCTTGTTTGGTGGTCCATTGGTTCCTCTCAGACACCCAGTTCGGGTACGTACACATCGGTCGCTGCGTCTGTCGTTGCGCCGGTCGTTGGTGAGGCAAAGTCAGTCGCGGCCGGATCGATGGCGCCGAGATCCTTGGCCGTGATGCGGACATACCGGTTGGCATCCTGAAAATTCTGCGCATCAATGATGCGAAAGCGTCGGCCGCGATATTCAACGACGCGGTTTTGCGCGTAATACTCGGCCGGCATCGAAAAACTGAAACGCACCCAGAAGAAGTGGGTCGGCTCCTCGACGGTGGCCATGGCCATGCGTGAGGCGATGCCACGAATGGGTTCCACTTTGGCCCAAAGCGTGATCCCGGCATCAAACGTCTGATCGACGCCGAAGCCGGTATTGGGCACATCCAGCCAAAGACGAACGAGGATGCGCCGGTTCAACTCCCCGGTGTCGGGCAGCGTCAGGGCTTCGCTCATAGGAGTGCAATCCGGTAAGGATCGAGCAGCCCATCAACAAAGGGCAGCTTGTCCATGCGCCCGCGCGCGAAGGCGACTTCGCTGCGTTGGTTGTAAAGGCTGTCCACCCGCAACTTGATCCAGTGCTTGATGCCCGCCGGCACCATGCTCGAGTCACCATAACCCGCCTGGAACTGCACCGTGACGGCGCCGATTTGCGGCAGGGTCGGCTGCCAGATCTGACCAAAGATCGGCGTGATCCGCGTCAGGTCATCTGTTGAGGTCACCACGTAGTCCTCGGGCGGCATGGTGATGACATCAAAATTCATGTCCTGGTAGATGATCGAAGCCACCGACTGCACCGGTCCCTTGGGGATGAGGATGGCGTGCGCCGGGATGGAATACGGCAAACCCGCCGGCACGCCGGTGAGGCTCGGCCCGGGAAAGGCATCGAGCACCAGATTCCATGTGGCGGTGAGCAGCTGACGGTTGGTCAGGGTCTCCGCCATTTGCCGTGCACTGCTGATGAGCGCAAGAATCAGCGTGTCGTCATCAGGAATGTCGACACGCAGGTGCAGCTTCACCTCGGCCAAAGACACCGGCTCGGCAATACCTGTGTAGGCATCGACGGCCGGTGGTGTTATCAGCTGAAAAGGCATCAGCCCTGCGCCGGAGCCTGTGCGGCAGTGGTCGTGCTGGTCGCTGCGCTCGCTGCACTGGTGGCGTCAGTAGTGACAACAGGCGCTACCGGTTCGGTTGCCGGGGTCGCGGCTGCAGCAGTAGATGCGACTGGCGTATCGGACGTAGCGTCTTGCGCAGTTACGGCCGGCGCCACAGTGGGTGCCGCAACAGGTGCAGAGACAGGCGCAGCATTGTCAGCGGCAGGCACCGGATCAGCGGGTGCAGTCGTGGCAGCAGGCTGTGTCGAATCAGCCGTCTGCACTGCGGCTACAGGAGGTACGACCGACGAAGTGTCTGCCGGTTGCGGCGTTGCGACCGGTGCCGTCGAGGCAGCAGGCGATGCCGTCTCGGTAACGGGAGCGACAGGTGCAGCAGTCACATCAGCAGGTGCAGCAGCTGAATCAGTCGGGCTGGTAAGCGGCGCCACATCGGTTGATGCCTGCGCGGCACTGTCCACCGCCGTGGCCGCAACTGCTGGCGCAGGGTTGGCCGTCGATTCGGTCGTGGTGGCAGCCACTGGAGCAGCCGTGGCCGGTGCATCGGTGTCAGTCGTGGCCGTGGCATTCGCAGCCGATGCGGCGTCGCTGTCAGACGACACGTCGGCACTGGCGACATCAACGACGAGGAATTCGGCGTGCCCGGCCTCGACATGAGAGCGGGTCTCGTCATTAGCCGGATAGCTCTGGCCTTTGGCGTACTTGACGGATTGCAGGCCCGCGCCGTTGATGTGGAAGAAATCGATGAGATAGCGAATTACGTTCATGGCAAAGCTCCTGGTTGAAAAAACAGAAAAAATAGAAAAGAGGGATCGTTGGTCCGGCTAGTCAGCCAGTGATCTGGGCGACAGAGGCCGCATTGAGCGAGCTGGCCGGCTCGAAGCGTGCGTTGATGCCCAGGAGTAGCCCAGCGAACAGGCCGGCGACGGACAGCGTGGCCTGCAACTGAACGAATGCGAAGCCGTTATTGGTGTCGAGCTCATCGACGGAACAGTCGATCAGCGCCTGGACATTGGCGGCATTGGGCGGTGCGATCGGGGTGATCGCCTTGGCCAGACCGTTGACGCCGACGATAGGCTTGGCACTGGTGCCATTGATGTCCAGCGCCTGCATCAGTTGCGCGTTGACGATGCCGGCTGCGTTGGCGCCGGTGTCGATCAGCGCCAGCAGCCGATGGAAATTGCCGACTGGAATCCAGGCGGTTTGCCCGGCGGTAGCGTTCTGCGGTCCGGTGCGCCCCAGAATGGCGAACTGCTCCGAACCCTTGGTGTTGGGAAAGCCCATGGGATGTCCTTAAGTGAAGTGAAAGGGAAATCAGCGATCAGCGCGCGCCGAGCTGAACAAAGGGCGACAGCGTCGTGGCGCCCTTGGCGGGAGCCACGGCCTGCGCGATCTTGCTTTGCCCGTCCATGCGGAAAGTAGTGCGAAACGCCACCGCATCGGCATCGAAATACAGATGCATGCTGGTGGCGGTCTGCAAGCCAGCGGCCTTGGTGATGGTCTGGTAGTACTGCAGATCCACCAGCAGCACGTCACCCTGGCTGGAGAACGCTGCCGGATGCTGCGAGAAGATCACTGGCAGGCCCAAGAGCGTGTTGCGCTGCACTTGCGCGAGCGACCCGCCCAGGTTGACCTGGTAGCCAATCGGCATAAATGCCGGCATGCCATTCCAGGTGATGCCGTAAAGCGCGGCTTGCACCGACTTGTTCATGATCCACACGCCCTTGTTCTCCGAGCCGGGCATGAGGCGGGACTGCATGTTGAGCAGGTTCGTGAGTGACAGCGTCTGCGTCGCCTGACCCGCGTCCTTCGCCACCGTGATCACGGCGTTGGACTGGAAGGCACCCAGCGGCACACCGTCACCCTGGCCGTTGAGGATGGCTTCGTTGGTTTTCCAGCGGATGCGCTCGGCGATCTGCTTGGGCAAGTACGAGGTCAGTGCATTGGTGTCTTCCAACAATTCCGAGGTAATCGGCACCAACGCCATCAGTTTTTTGAGGCGCAAGGTGGTGAGACCCAATTGCGGCTTGGTGGCTTGCGCGACCGATGCTTCACCCTGCCAGTAGGCACGCACACCATTGCTGCCCCACGGCGTGGTCTCGTCCTTGGGGAAGGACATGCTGTTGCCGGAGATTTCGACGTTGTCGGTCATCGGCAGCAGACCGTCTTCGCCCAGAGACAGCGTAAAGATCTCTTGTGCAAACTGCGGTGGCACGGCAAAGCCACCATCCACGCCATCGGATTCATTGGCCACCAGGCCCGGTGCTACGGCATTCCTGCCCGAGCCGATGAGCAGCCGTTCATCGACCATGCCACCCGCACGGCGGGCAACTTCAGCCTGGCGCACGGATTTGAGGAATTCGCCCATGCTGGCAAAGCCACGGCGGGTATCGAGCTCGCGGTTGTCGCTCAGGGTGATGATGCCGGCACTGAGACCATTGCCCTTCGGCAAGGTTACTTGGTTGCCTGATGCAGGCATGACAGGGTTGGCCGACATGGCGGCGGCGACACTGGCCGAGCGCGCTTCTTCGGCAATCAGCGTCATCTCCCGATCGATGGCTGCCGAGGCAGCTTCGATCTGGGCGCGAAGGGTGTCGAAACGTGTGGCTTCATCGGCCGTGAGATCACGGTTTTCGCCAGCGGCGACATCGGTCAGGGTGCGAGCATCCTTGACCAGATTCGCCTTCTTGGCCTGTAGCTCACGGAGGTGTTTGCTCATTGCGGGTTCTCCAAAGTAAAAAACCCGCTCAAGGCGGGTATAAAAAAAGCCACCGAGGAAATCCTGGGCGGCTGTCTGCGAGGCCTGCAGGTGCAGGCATAAATTCAAATCAGTTCAAATCAGTGCAAGCGCATTTCTCGCCTGAGAAAGTCGCGATGTGGCACGGCTTTGCGCTCGGCCACGCTTTTGCATCATCGAAATCAGGTCGTCGAAGGTGCTGATGCCGTCGACCATCTTTTGTCCCACTGCGGTGTCGGCACCGAGCACGCGGCCCTGACCGAGCCCGTCGCGCACGCTGGCCACCGGCAGACCACGCCCTTTGGCGACGGCCTTGGTGAAGGCACCGTAATAGTCATCGACACGCGACTGCATGAAGCCGCGCGCCTCGTCGTTCAAGGGCTCGTAGGGATTGCCCTCGACCTTGTATTTGCCGGCCGAAATCAGCGTGGGGGTCACACCCTCAGCGGCAATCGCCTGCGAGTAATCGAAATGGGCCTGCCAGACGCCGATGGAGCCCACCTCACCACCCGGGGTGACGTAGAACTCGCCGGCAGCGCAGCCGATCCAGTACGCAGCACTTGCGGCCAGGCTGTTGGCAATCGCCACCACGGGTTTGCTGGCACGCGCCGACTGGATCTGATCAGCCAGTTCGGCTACGCCGTAGACGCTGCCACCGGGACTGTCGATGTCGATCAGGATTTGACCCACCGAGTCGTCAGCCAACGCCTGGCGCAGCGCGGCACCAAACATCTGTGTGCTGGTCACGCCAGGGCCGGACACGTCGTCGACCATATTGGCGCGCTGGGTGACGATGCCGTACAGCGGCAGTACCGCAATGCCGGCACCGCCAGTAGATTGCGTCATCTGACGTTTGATTTGGCGGGCTTCGCGGTCTGCCATGACCTGAGTCAGAACGTCGTCGCCAGCAGGCTGGCCTCTATTCCATCGTCCCAATACGGCCGTCAGTGCATTCAGGCGTTCCGGCATCAATGCCCAGGGCGTCGCCAGAAACTCGGCCATCAGCAGTTCACCCTTCATGTCATGCCTCATCGTCGTCATCTTCCGTGTTGATCTTATTGGGCTCGGCGTTGTCATCGTCGGGCGGCGGTGCTGTCGCCGGTTGCTGATTGGTGCCGGTCATCCCCATGTTGAGCGCCACCAGTGGCTCATCCAAGCCCGGCAGCGGTGTGTAGTTTTCTGCGATACGCACTTCGTTTCTGGTTAGCGCACCCATGCTGACCATGGCCGAGTAGTACGTGGCGCGGCTGTTGGCGTCCCCTCGCATGAGCGCTGCAAAGTCAAATTCGCAGTCCAGCCCTTCGTCATCGAGCATCAGATCGGCGCGAATACTGGCTTCCCACCGCTCGGCCCAGGGCCGCATGGTGTAGCGCACGAACTCGATGGACTGCTGCTCGATGTTGTTGTTGGTCGCCCGGTCCAGGTCCGCAATCATGTGCGGCGGCACCCGAAACAGGCGAGCGATATCCGTCACCTGAAATTTGCGCAGCTCAAGGAACTGCGCTTCCTTGTTAGTGACGCCAACCTCGTGGTACTTCATGCCGGCTTCCAGCACCAGCACCTTGCCACGATTCATTGCGCCTTGCGCGTTCTGGTAAGACTCCCGGAAATTGTCGCGGGCGGGCTTGTCCTTGAAAGTGCCCGGATACTCGATCCAGCCGCCGGTGGGCTTGGCGTCGTTGGCAAAGAAGCGTGAGCCATAGTCCTGTGCGGCCAGTGCCAGTCCAAAGCTCTCACGCGCCATCTCAATGGGGGAGAGGCCGATCATGCCGTCGCTGGACAGTCCCCGCAGATGCCAGACCGCGCTGCGCGGTAGAAAGGTTTGATTGCCAAATCGGTCGATGATGCGATAACTGTATTCGTCAGCCTGGCTCTGCGAGAGCACCAGGCTGATGCGATCCGGGTGGATCGGAATCAAGTCGGTGATTTCCCCATTGGCG